GCCTGAGCCGCTAGAGTTCGACGCCAAACCGCTGGCAGATTTTGATGAGGATATCGACGATATCTGTGAAGAAATCGCTGACGCCAAGCGCGTAAAAAAGGCGATGGACGCGAAAATTGATGCTTGCCAAAACTTGCTCAAAATAGCGCTTGGCGATCACGTCGCCGGAGTTGGCAAGCGTTACCATCTTGAGTGGCCAATGACGAACGGACGTGAGGAAAAGACCGTCGTGTACGCCGGTAAAAATCCAGAGCGCTCAAAGTCTGTGCGGATCAAACTAATTAAAGAGGCAAGCCAAAATGCTGCATGATGTCACACCGCGCCAGCACGATTTGCTGGAATTTGTAAAACGATTTGCGCTCGAGAACGGCAAAAATCCGAGTCAGAACGAAATAGCGCGTGGCATAAAAACCACGCAAAATTCGGTTTATAAAATGATGCAACTCTTGCAGGACAGAGGGGTTATCTTCCGTGATCAACTATGGGCGCGACAATATGAAGTTGTCTCGGAATATAAATTGAGAGATAAATACTGATTATAATATTAGTAATAATAAATCACCCCGCTCAGGCGGGGTTTTTTATGCCTGCTGATAAACACCGCTGCGGATCATTTCCGCAATCTCTTGCGCTCGATTGCCGACTTGAGTTGCCCAACGTGAATCGAGCAATTCAACCTTGGCCGTGTCCCAGTCGCTTACCTCAACTGCCGCAAGCGCTTTTTTAAATCCAAGTAATCTTGTAAGCCCTAAGTTAAAGCAAAGATCAATTAGTGCTTCTTTGCGCACTTCATCAAGGGAGCTGAACCACGGCAGCGATCGCGTTAGCTCTTTGATACAGCGCACAATATCGTTGTCGAGCAAGTAGTCGATCTCATCGTCGCTAAGTCCAAGCGATCCCTCCGCAATGCAACGGCCAACGCCGATCGTTTCAAGCCCAAGGTGGTCTTTGTAGCAGTGGGTTTCAACTCCCTCATGGCGCTTGATCATGTCTCGCAATCTGTTCATTTTCAGCCCTTATGATCGTGGCTCGCGCCGTAGTAAAACGAAATGATCGAGCTGACGATGCCGCCCAGATATCCAAGCACCAACGACACAATCGTGTCGCTGTTTGCGTCCGGTGGCAATATAGTCACCAGCGCGATATATCCACCAAAAAACAGCACGCAGCAAACTGCAATGAATTTAGGCGTCCAGTCACCGCTGCTGGCATACGCTTGACGAGCGTTTTGAACGTCGGCGGTTTCTAATGCAAATACGTCCACCTCGAGCTGCTGCATTTGCACTTGAAAATCTAGCTCGGCCTTTTTAAGTTCCGCAAGTTGCTCAGGCGTTGCTGCTTTGACCGCACGCTCGATAGCTTTAGGCTCGTTTGGTACGCCAAGCACGTTGGCAATAACAGACCCGGCAGCGCCCCCAACCGGTCCCCCTAAAGCCGCGCCAATCGTTGGGGCAACCGACCCCAAGATGGTTTTAATATCATTGAATCTCATTTTTTGTCGTCCTTGTCCTTAAGGTTATTGAACAAATTGAACAGCACTTCGACCTTCGATTTCAGAGTTTCAACGTCGCCAATGAGCCGCGAGATTGTGTAAATCAACAGCGTTACGCCCACCAAAGGTGCCCACAATTGCGAAAGCAACTCGACGGAATCCATAGGTCACCTTCACCTTCGCCAGTAATTTGAATATATGTAAATCATCGGCACGACTAGCATCACAAAAACAACTCCCCACCCAATAATCACGCCGATCAATTTAAGGCTTTTTTCTGGGAGCATTTATGATTTGCCGCGCCATTTCATAATCAACGGATCTTGCCAAATCCGCAAACTCATCCAGATGATCGTTAATAAACTGGCAACTGGCGGGAGCCAGCCGGCGAGGGTAGATACCGCCGCGCCGACTGACAACCAATCGAGTGCTTGTTTCGCGCTGTCTTCCACGGTACTACCCTCCCAATTATTTAATGCGCTTCGACTTCAACGGGCTCGAACTCTGCCGGCGCTTGCTCGCCGTTTTGCTCAGAGGCTTCGTTTTGTGCCTGCTGCTGTTGCTGTTGATATAAAGACAACTGCGCCTCGAGGTCCGCGATGCGAATGGCTTGCTGCGCGTTTTGCTTTGCAAGGCTGTCGATCTTGGCTAGGGTCACATACTGTTCTGCGGTTAATTCTTGTTGACTGATCATTGTTTCTCTCATGTAATGTAGGAACCTAAATTCTAATTAAATCTATTTAGTTTTGAGGGTGTTGTTTTGATTTAACAGGTCAGCTTAATTGCCTAGTTTTCACCAGTAACAATATGAAGATTGTGGATCAAAAACGACAGCCCAATACTCTTGTCATTCTTTGTAGAAGTTCCGTTTGGCGCTGTGCGAAGAACAATTGTAAATCTTGTTGTCTCTCGTAAAGTTCCGATTGTGTTCGTGGTGCTATCTGTCGTGATTCTTTGGATTACTTTTCTTCCGTATTCAGTATTCTCAGTCATTGACGTAAAAGACGTTAAGCTGTTGCTACTTAAATGAGTGCCAACTGCTGGAGCTTCATTGGGTAATCTGCTATAGCTCCATCCAGACGGAAAAATAGAATTTACAAATGTGTAGGTTGATGTGCTTTGAATTGCACAATACGCTGCTGGGAAGCCTGTTGATTTCCACATCTCCTCCATTGCAGCTCCAGTTGAGCTGTTTCCGTTTCGGTCATAAACGGTTTTTGTACCAGACGATGATCTTATTTTGATGAAAGTGTCTGTGCTCGTTGCTTGAACCGTTACGGAATAATCCCCATCAAAAGTTTGATTAAAACCATTGCCCCCTGTGCTGACCATCGCCGTCAAGCTGGTGGTGCCGTTTGTTCCTCCTGTTTCAGTTGAGCTAACTCTTCTCAGGATCGTAGTGTCATTAATGGCTGACGGATAATAGAAGTCAGTGAATCGTTGTGTAGCGCCAGAAGCAGGGGTTGTGCCGTTTATAAGGCCGTACCAGCTTAAAGCCCTAACGTCTGCATCGTTTATTGAAACAGAGGTTCCGCTAGACCCTCCAGCGTCTTGGTGAATGTCGTTTAAAGTTATTTCACCGTTTGCCGGCCGAGCGCCATTATGCTTTACGTTTACTGTAAAGGTTGCCCCAACCGTTTGTGGAATGGGATTTGAAACGCCTTCTAAATACCACCAAGTTTTAGGCCCATAATAATCAGTGATGTTTGCCGCATAAGTCATACTGGTGCGGGAATAGCTGGTGCCATTTATTTCAACGGTGTCCCAGCCTTCATTGTCATGAACACCGTCAAAACCAAAGGTAATAGTCCCACTGTCTTGCGGTAACCACCAAACCTCCTTGATTAGATTATTTCCGTAGATCAGACTTGTAGAATTATTAATAGACCCATAAGGGCTGCCAAAAGGCGGCCCGAAGTCATAACCCCAAGCCCCCCCTGAAAGGCCGTTCCCTACCGTGACTATCCTTGATTCAATTGTTTTAGCCATTCCAGCCTTTGTTCTTCTTTAGTGATAAAGCTGGCAATTGCCGCTTCAGGGTTTTCTTCTTCTGGAATTTCAACAACAAGATCTTCGTTATTGCTAAGAGTTACGCTGAATTTGATAAACCCGCCTTCAACAACGTAATCAGGCATCAGTCCAGACCGCATTGCATACCGCCTGAACCATTGTGTCCTCACCACTAATATCGGTTAAAACATCATCCTCACCTTCAATAACCGCTCTTACCCATTTCTCTATTGTCTTTCTTACCGGATGCTTCACAGGCAAAGTATTATCGTCAGGGTCATCAAGAGAAATTTCCGTCTCGACAATTATTGTTGGATCATCAAAATCTCCAACCTCTCCTGTTGGGTTTTGAACAATAATCCTCAAGATATTTTCAGTTTTAGTTATCGCCATTTTCTATGTCCTCTATCCGCTTGGTTAGTTTGTAAATAATTTCTTGCTGATCTTTGATCGCCTCAGTTAAAAGCGCCACCATGTTTGCGTAATTTACATGCTTGGTTTTACGCTCATCATCCATCTCGCCAACGACTCTATCAGCAATTTCAGGAGCCGCTTCCTCAATTTGCTGCGCTATAAATCCAAGATTATTTTCATTGTTATCAATTCGCTTGTAAGTAACCCCCTGTAACTTCAGAACGGTATTTAGCGCGTTTTCAATTGGCTTAATATCTTCCTTTAATCTGCGGTCTGAATAAGCAGTTACGTTATGGGTAAACGTGGCTCCGCTCGTAGATAGCGTCATTGAATAACTGCTGCTATCTGCTCGGTAAAGTTTTAAGTCTTCGTTATAAGAGGCAAGAATCCCAGAATCTACAACAATTTTTTGATTGAAATAATACCTTGACCTATCAGTGGAGAAGTGACAGTAGGAAGTGTTGGCCGGCCCCATATCAAGAGACCCGTTTGATGTTTGAACTCTTAAAGAATCACCATTGCTTTGCAGATATGTTGTTCCGTCTCTGTTACCTAAATAAAGTTTGTTGTCGTTAAAGTTGATTCTGGTGGCTGCCCTGTCACCGTCCATAATGAGTGCGCCGGTGAGGTTATTATTATGACCCCACATTCCCCATTCACCATTACCAATTTGCGACAATCCGGTCCAAGTATTGCCGCCACTAGTAGTAACTGATGTACTGCCGCCCCTATACCCTAGGCTTAGGCCGTAGTTATCCATTGCTTCACTAGTGCTGTTATGCTCGCTGAAAAACAACCGCCCAGACCCTTCGCCGCCAGCGTCAGTATTTCCTTCTATTGCTGCGAATCTTGTGCCCGGTACATTCCCGGGAAATGGCCCTGCATGACCAAAACTTTGAGCGACTGATGGCAGGCTTACCCTTCTAAGTTGAAATCCCGCATATTCCCGAGTAGCTCCTGCCGCGTTATAGTTTAAAAGGAGCCTAACGCGAACATAATAAACACCTCCACCGTCACTGCTTCCAAAAGGAGTGTGCGATGTTGGTATTCTGTAATGATTAGAATATCTTGTCCAAGTAGTGTTTGTTACATTTAATCCACTCGCCACAAAATACGTTGTTCCTGTGTTCCCGCCTATTGGCCTTTTTTGAGAATCAAATCGTTCAAGTCCATAATATACGACTGACCCGCTTCCGCTAATTCGTCTCGCCCAAAACTCCCCGTAAACTGTTTCGCCGGGAGTGACTGGTATATAATCAGAATAAACCTGTCTGTAGTCACTAACTCTAATCACACTCCCGCCAGCTTGAGGCCCGGTTGAGGCGTAAGCGTAATTATTTTGCACAGCCACGATATTTGACATTCCGAGATCTGTTGTGGCTCGGTTGCTTAATATTGTGGTGGTATCAAAAAGCACAGGGGACTGAGCATTGTAGCTTTGTGCATTATTTACAGGCTCAGTTCTTAACCCTTTCTGGTCAGACATTAGCCTGCCAAAAACTTCATGTTCATTGTTGATAACTGTTCGGTCATTTACTTGCAAGTTGTTTGTTACTTCAAAGCTGCCATCGGTGTAAAAAGTCGCCCGCCTAGTTGCATTAGTAACAATCTGCAAGTTCCCTGCCGCATTTGTTAAGTTATCTGGCGATTCGTAAATTTTCCAAAGATTTCCTGCCAACCAGCTTATGCCTTCGCTAACCCCCGGATCATTGATTGTTATTGCATTGACGTTGTTTATGTCGCCGTTGTTTAAATTGATGCTGCTGGTTGAAATGCTTGTTATATTTTCAAGGTTCCGGGCAGCGTCCATAAAACGAAAACCGCCATTAATTAAATCAACGCCAGCATTGCTAGTACCCCTGAAAGTGATGTCACCACCTTCCACTAGAATATATAAATCGTCCGTAGAGTGGATTTCGTTTGTATCAAAGGCCAGAGTATCTGAACCATCTGTTAGCTGTAAGAAGCCGTTTGCTGGTGTTGCGCCGCCAATAGTCCCTGAGCTTGTAACTATTAGCCTGCCATGTTGAAGGTTAAATTTGAATTTTTCAGTAAGTCCAGTTACCTCGCTATCAACCGCAGTTTGCTGTGCAGGAGCGTAAACCATTCGCACACTATCTTCGTCGAAAGCAACGTAATTTCTCTCTGCTGAAGCGTTATCAAAGGTGCTTTTCCATGTCGCGCTACCTGATTGTTTTACGCCGTATCCGATGTAGGTACCGCCAGAACTTCGTAGCCAACCTATATTTGCTAAATGATCGTTATTCGCAACGTCATACGCATCAGTTAAAGCTAAAAAGCCTGCGGTGCCTGATCCCATCGTTATTGGGCCTGATGCAGAAATGCTTCCTATATTGGTCAGATTACCTGAAGAAGTAATAATCTGTGTCCCTGCACCAGTGCCCGATGCGGGTTTAAGGTATAGACCTTCATTAAACATCAGCTTGCCATCAGCTAAAACTGTCAGCGTTGATTGGTTACTAGCAAAAACAAACGTGTTTCCTGAGCCATAAGAAAAACCATCTGCATGGTAATATGTAAGACTTCCAGTCTGCTTAGTCCCACCGTCAGTGGGAACGTGATCGCTAAAAAGAATACCTATGCCGTTGCTGTTAGTCGCTTTGTGTAGAGTAAGCGAGGTGTCAGTGACCCAAGTTGTCGGGTCATATTGTATGACCGGACGGTGAACATACATATTGCCGTTGCTATGTATATCTATCGCATCAGCGTTCCCAGTTTTTACAATAATCTGATTAGTTAAAAATCTTAAATAAGTATCCGTGTCCCCAGAATGGTAAAGATATTCAGTTGTATAAAGATTCCCAGACCCATCAATGACTTTGGTCTGCGTTCCCTCCCAGTCAGAGCTGAATCCTTTAGTCCCTCTCGCGTTTGATGTGTGATAAAGGGAAGTAACTGTCTTTCTTGATCTGTAGAATTTAAAGCCGCAATATCTTGTCGTATTAGCATTTGCAGTATAGTTAAATAAAACCAATAGCCTTGCATATTCGGCGGTCGAAACGGTGCTGTTCAAACGCAACTCAGCAACATTCAAAACGCCCCTAATGTGTCTCCAAGCAGTGCCATTTGTCGAATCTAACTCATTGGCACTTGCGCCCCAGTATCTTTGATTATTTCCTAAGTAAACTTGACTCCCGTTATAAAAAGAGCTTCCAGCGTAAAACAAACCCGACGAATCTCCACCTGAAACATATTTTGCCCAACACTCAAATATTATTTCATCTTCTTCACCTAAAGGGATTAATTCCCCAATTGATTGCGGTTGTATAGTACCAACAACTTGAAACACTCCGCTGGCTGGCGCGGTAGAATCATCTACTTTGGTAAAAGCAGTGGAAGTGCTGTTGAATTTTTTGCGAATTGATTCGCTAGTATCCCAGTCAGTAATAGCGAATAAATAGTCTTGCTCTACATGACCAACATTCCTTCCGTGAATTGTAGATGCGTTGACGTTTCCGGTATTAATGTGCGTAATTGTTGAAACGGCATCTGTCCCTATGCTAAATGGAACGCTCGCAGTTTCTTCATCTCCCGCATCGCCGCCGATAATCTGCTCAAATCGCAAGCTGCCATTTTGCGATAAAAGAAGGCCAGAGTATGAAGTGTGGCTTGGATTCAACTTCCTCAATTCTGCTCCGTAGTAATATCCACCAGAGCTTATTAAAGTATGGCCGTTGACGTTTCCGATATACGAATCGTTAGTGTCTTCCTGCAAGACAAAATGGTAATTGAGTCCTCCATAGGTATAGTTAGTGGCGGCGCTTACCTTGCTAGTGCTAGTAATAGCACCACTAGAGATAGTTCCTGAAACCGACAAATTTCCTGAAGTGTCTACTGTTAAATCAGTAGTTGAATCATTGTTATTGGTTCTAAGTCTAAATAATCCACCTTCTGCTCCTAGCAGAGTTCCATAAGTTCCTGAATCGCTATCTTTTAAATTAATCCATACAGTAGCATCACCACTTTCAAAGTTAGCAACTACATTAGTAGTTCCACTATTGACTTCTAGTGCAATTCCGTTTTGACCTGTAAATGTTCCTGTTTTACCAGTAATAGAACTTGTACTTGTAATAGCACCACTAGAGATAGTGCCAGCATCAATAATGTTATTGCCGTTTAAATCCAGCTGGGTTGGCTGAAAGTCGTACTCCAGAACACCGTTTAAAGCTACACCGACCATATTTGCGCCGCTGTCATAAAATCCAGAATTTGTATCACCGACTTGAAACGCTGGACTTGCCGCTGTTCCTAGCCCTGACAAAAATCTGTCCGCTGTTACCAAACCAGTGCTAGTAATAGCACCACTAGAAAGTGTTCCGCTTGCAGTCAAATCTTTTACAGGATGACTAAATTCAAAAGAATCGCTTGCCGTCTTCCAGAGAATAGAAGCATCTGTGCTTGCGTCTACTGCATCTTGAATGGTTATACCCGCGTTATTGGCGGTGCTAGATGAATCACCCGTGGAATAGTTTAGGGTGATGTTGTTGTCTTTAACCGTCAGGTTGTCAGTGTCTACGGTGGTGGTTGTGCCGTTCACCGTTAAATTTTGAACCGTCAAAGTGTTGGTGGTATCGTTGAATGTGAAGTTAGCTGACCCGCCTAAAGACCCTCCATCATTGTATTGAACCTGAGTATCACTTCCTGCTGGACCTGTTACTGCTCCAGCGTTCACTGCTACGCCATTAATGTATAGCCCGTCAGTAAAGTTAGCATCGCCACCAAATGTCAGCTTGCTTCCGTCATAAGGGACGTAAATTGAGAACTGTGGGTTTCCTATGCTCCCCAAGATGCCGCTTCCAGAGCCTATAGCGTCTCTATCGTTGAAGAAGTAAAGGCCATGCAAAGGCCCATAGGCTGAGTTTGGTGTGCCTCCTGTTGTTCCTCTGCCTCCGAAAAATATAGCAGTAGAATCAAAATCGTCTGCGTTCGCACCTTCTTTAGACATTAGATAAACAGATCCACCTTTTATCAGCGTCTCGTTGTCTCTATTATTGTCTGTGAAGATCGTGGTATGTGCGCCACCAACAAATACAGCCTGACCAAAGTCAGGATGCACAAATGATGAAGCGTTAGGTATAGATACTCTTCGCTCTGTCGCAGTCGGAGATCCTGTGGAGGGGTACGGGCTTAAAGATCCGTCGGTAACAGTTATGACTACTTTTATAAAGTAACGTCCTTTAGGAAACACAACTGTATTCCTGCTAATCGGTATGTTTATAAAGTAGTCGTTATCAACTAGACCAACCGGAACTGATGTGCCGTCTATGGCATCACCAAACGGAGACATGGTTGGATAATCATCAAGGATGCCATTTCTAGTGTCTAATGACGCAACATAACTTCCGCTATCCTTAACCCTAAAGTTAGAAAAAACGTAGTTAGTTCCAGTATCGGTGTACCAACTGTCAGCAGTAATGCTTCTAAAAGATGTCCAAGTTTCTGGACTACCAGTCGATGCGTCAGCGTAGAAAAGCTCTACCTGTATGCTGTCCATGATGCCGTTTCTGGCATTTGCTTGACTAGATTGCGTCCCAGATGTGAGCGGCCCTAAGTAATAGCTAACGATAAAATCAGGAAATGCTAGATCTTGTCTTCGGTTGTCAAACAAAAAGTAGCTTGAGTCATTAGCAAGTACAACGGTCGCGCTCTTCTGGCTGGTGGTATACCGAGACTCGGATGAGTAGTCTTGCTCGCCACCTGTAGCAAAGCTAACAGTGTTAGCCTCTACGTTTAGCTTTGACCCATCCCACGTTAGGACTTCGCCGGAGGCATCACCAACAGACAGCTTGTAAGCATCCGTGTCGTAGCCTAAGAAAAATCCCGCGCCCGTGTTGAACGACGACATCGTGCCGCCGTACATAGAGCCGGTATTACTTACGCTAACACTTCCAGTAAATGATCCTGAACTTGCTGTTATATCTCCGGTAACGGCCAAATTTGTACCGTCAAACGTGAGTGACTCGGTGCTTGAATTGCCTATGCTGAATTTATATTTACCCGTCGGAGTGCCGTCGACGTATCCAAGAAAGAAGCCTGTGCCGCTGTTGTAGGCACTTTGACCGCCCTTTATAGAGCCGCCTTGATTCATGGTGATACCGCCTTGGGCTATCTCTACATCTTGTTCAATACCGCTCTGCGCTACTGCTTGGCCGCTTGTTGTTGCTGTATCGTCACCAAGGTTGATTGAAATGGTGTCATCATTGTCTAAATCAATCCCGATTGTTGGGTTTGCTACGTTGCCCCAATCGACCGCGGCGGCAGTGACTGTAACGTTTGCGCTGCTGGTTGTTGTAGCCGGAAAATATCCAGAAACGGCGTCGGTATCAGTTGCATCGCCGACGTTTTTCTTGGCGCGCACCCAGTAATATAAAGTATCACCAACCGCATAGGTGATCGCGCTGTTGCTTTGATCATGCGTAAACTGCGTGCCATTAGTTTCGCCAATATTTACTGCGTTCGAGCGCACGTTTGTTGCAGACGCCCAAACCTCGATTGTGTTGAAATCGCTTGGCTTGGTTGGATTGACCCAGTTCAAAAATATCTTAGATTCGGCTGATTCGACCTGTAGCCCGGAGGGGGAGGGTACGCCGCGCGATGCGTCGGTGATAGTGCCAGTGCCAGAAACTTGAGAATACGATGTAGGGTTACTGTAAGCGTCTGAGCTGTCTTCTCTTAGCGTCAGCAAGACGCCGCCATCTTCACTAAAAACCCAGCCGACACAAATAAACTCTTTATCGACCCAGCTTAACTCCTCGATAGAAACTTGCACACGATCGCCAGCGGTAACATTCAACGCCGTATAATTAGCCGGGAAAGTTATAACCTTTTGCTGGCCGGCGCTTTTGATGATTTTATGTGCGAGTCGTTGCGCCATGTAGCTTGTATTGGTCATCGAAAACGACGTTTCTTTTTCCATAACGATGTTATTGTCGCGCTGCAACTCGTTTGACAATTGCACCTTTGGAAACTCGACCATTTTGTGACCCTGGCTTGGGTCAAGAAAAAGCCCTTTGATTGTGTTCACGCGCTCCGATCGGTCGATACTGGTCTTAACAGTAATCGAGCCAATCAAATCGTCCTCGTTAAGCGAGACAGTTGGGTTAGCATAAATTCCAGCGCGCAGGACGTATTTGCCGTTTGAGTAAACAAGCGAGCCATTCATGCTCGATAAGATTTTGTTAATATTTTTTTGATGGGTATCAGTGGCGAAAACAACGCCGTTGCAAGTAAAGGTTTTTTCAGTACCGCCGGGCACCGTCACGGTCGCATCACACCCATTGGCTGCTGTAATGACTGCCAACCAATCAATTTTGCTGCTTGAAACGCTTAGGCCAACGGTTTGATCCATCAAATAATCGATCGCACACAAAGCCGGATTGTCGCTGTAGGCTATATAACTCGCATTACCGGGAGAGTCGCCAGCATCGCCGCCGGCAGTAACTTCTAGCCTTGGGTCGTAAACCTTTTTGCCCTGCACTAATGCTTTGACGTTGCCCGGTGCGTACTTGTCCCAAGTCTTTGCAGATTCACCATTGAGCACCCATTTCATTGCCAAATAGGCAATTCCGTCGCCTCTATGATTGTCTGTGTAGTTTCCAAACTGACCAACAAACATTGAATCGGCAGTCTGCGGGTTTGTGCCGCGATATTTGTTGATCGTTACGATGTCGACGTTGTTCTTTGTTTGGAACGCGCCGGCATTGACAGCGCCGCCGGCAGTGTTGCCGCTATTTATTTGGTTGTTATTAATAACAAAATCATCAAAATAAACGTCCGTGATTGCGTTTACCTCATGCCCAGCAAGCACGATCGTTTGGTAAAGATCCTTATTGTCGACGCCGCCAAGTCCGATGAAACTGATTGGCCCAGAAACCAGCGCCTCGCCATAAATGATTTTTTGCGGCTCGCTTGCGCTTTTTACTGTTGATTGCCGGCTGCGGTCGGTATCAGGAACCGACATTTTGACCTCAAATAAGGACATTGCCTTTTTGGCAACCAAAGCACTGCCAGCGATAACAGCAGACCCGATGGCCATAGTTGCCTGCGCGCTGGCCGCGATATTCATGGCAACGGCAACTTTTGCACCAACAAAGCTGACAAAAGTTTTTAGGATTGCTATAGCTTGCATAAGTTCCAACCTACTTTGATCATCGATTGCGGGATATTGATAAAGCCTTTTTTGCCCAAGGCGACCGCCACGCTACCCAGTTTGATACCCAAAAGCTGGCCGTATGGCATTTCGCAAAGCACCGGCGAGCCGTTATCAAGTTGGTTGAAGCTGTAGTCTGGAGATCCTAAAACACTGGCGACGGTATCTTTTAAGCCACCATGTCCAGCGATGATATCGTCAGCCTGCCACTGGGATGCGTACTTGAACGTTACGAGGTAATCTTTCCCAGTTAGCTCTTGCACAATAAAACCAGCAAATTGGCAGCAGTCTGCATCACCGTAATCAAAATCACGCTTTCGCCATTTGTTTAAGGCTTGATGTATGCGCAAGTCCATTAATAAAGCACTATGTCATACGGGTTTATATCCGGTATCACTGGTGTACCAGTGCCGCCCGGCATTTGACTGGCTCCCCAGTTTATTTTTGCGCCTTCCACCTTATGAATGTGATTGAAAAACAGGTCGCCACTTGACTTGGCCTGCTGCGAAACATTCGTATACATAAGATTGGACGAGCGATTGAATCGTGATAGTTCCGATTCGCAGATCATTTCGATGCCGTCACCGCCATCAGCGCCCACGCTCATATTCATCTGATCCATATAGCCAGACCAAATTTGCGTTGGGGTTGTTATTAGCTCCGCGTCAGCATCGAGGACGCCTATGTAAATCGTCGCGCTGTGCATAAAGTAATTTTCGGTCAGTGCGGCGGCTGTGATGGTGGTATTCAGCCCTGATAAAGTCAGCGTGATCGCATAAGGCGAAACATCAAGCGCCTCTTCGACTTGGCTTATTGCGCCTAAATCGCCAACGCCCAGCCAATCGTTACCGCCCCAAGTTAAAGTGCCAAGACTGTTGTGTAGGTAAACAGTGCCGCTTGGAAATTCCAGCTTCGCAAAGCTGACGATTTCAACGTGCTGCGATGCCAACGCAGCTTTGACGGCGTCATTGTCAGTCGTATTGTCAGACCAAGTTCTACTCATGCCAGCACGTCCTCGACAGCTTCAACGGTAAAACTGCTTACAATTCCGGGTTGCGTTTCCCAGCTCGCAGAGCTGGCAAGCATAAACACGCCATAAATCGGCTGTAGGTAATCGATCGCTTGGTTGTCGACCGTTGGCTTGCGGATCGGCGGGGCCAAAGGAATGCCGTTTGTTGTTGTTGTGGTGCCGTCAGAGTTAGGCTTTGCAAACTCCAAACCGCCGTCAGATTTGCTGTTCACATCTTCTGTGACCATGTGCAGCTCGTTGTTAAACGCGATGTAGTCGCCAGCTTTTAAATATCCGGTTTGACTCGCCGTTGCGCCGTCAGCAAGCAAAATCGCGCCGCTTTGACTTGCGCCATTAACAAGCAACGTATCAGCAGGGTTGCTTGGTGCTACGCCTCGCTTGGTTGCTGCGTGGTCGTAAAGATACATGCGATGCTGCTGACCGTTTAACTTAGTAAGAAACGCCTGCATGTCTGCGCGATCATTTCCGGTTAGGTTGTTAAATTGCATTGTGACTTTCCAGAGCGATCCTTTGCGGCCAATGGTTTGCACTGAGTTGGTCAAAGGGCTTTGAAATGTTTTGGTGTTGCTGACCAACTCAAACGTGCTCGAGCTGGGCGTGATACTTGGGAACATGTAAACGGTCATGCTAGTCGCCCTCGTCTGATTAGATCCTGAACGATTGCAACCGTCTGCTGCGAGGTTTGTTGCATGGCTGTGCGTATCTTCATCTCGACACCGGCGTCAGAACCAGAAGCGTCGACGTTGTTGACTATAGTGACACCGCCACCGCCGGCAGCTTGCTTTTTCGTTAGCACCTGCTCGCCGGGATGCAATAGGGCGAATCTGCCGCCAATCCCGTCTGCGCCGCCCTGACGTAATCCATTCGGAACCATGCCGCCGCCATCAAAACTTTGCGCTTTGATCTGTGCGACCTGACCCATGCCAGCGGCAACCGTGGCTGCTGCCATCGCAAAGTTGATTGGGGGAGGGTAAGAGCTAAGGGCTAAGGTTGCGCCTTGGTAGGTTTGCATGATTGCCTGAGCGATCTGGAAGCCCTTATTAAGCTCAAAAAGTTTGCGGTTGTTTTTAGCAATTCCGGCAAATTGGGTATCAAGCTCGCCAAGCACATGGCTGGTTTGTTCTGTCGTTGTTAGTTTGTCGAACTCGGTGCGCCGCTTAGTGCCTTCGATTGCTTGCTTTTCTAAAAAGGTTAGTTGCTTGATTACTTTAACAACGCCGGT